CGTCCAGAGCAACCCGTCGTTCAACCGACCATCTTGAACGCTACCTCTTCCGTCTCGGCTACGCGCCTGCCCCAACCCTTGCCGAAGGTTTCCCATGTCGGCAGGGCTTGCAGGAACGCAAGTCTGCGCTCGCAGATCTTCGACGCCAGTTCACGCGGGTTCATCTTCGCTACAGCGGCAAGTGTAGCAGGGCCGATAGCGCCATCAGCAGCCACACCACAAGCGCCCTGAAGAAACTTGCTGGCACGGCCACAACCAGAATTAATAGCAAGATCAAAAACAGCAAAGTCCACCCCATGCGGGAGGTCATCGCAGCGGCACTTGTCCCAGTACCGGGCTTTGTAGAGCGGGGCAACGTCGGCAACTGTGAGGGCTCTGATGTCATCTTTGGTTACCTCATGGCCGACCCACTCTTCCCAGACTTTCTTGGTGGCTCCTAAATTTGTTGCTCCCCCTGGATCCTTGGGGTGATCGACATACCCCCCTTCATGTTTCAAGACATGGGCGAGGCACTCTTCAAAATTATCTTTCACGACTTACTCCAAAGGTTTTGAGTTGTGGATCATGGCGTCTTTCTTCTGTGAGCCAGACGACGAGCCAAAGTAAAACGCCATAACGCCTGTCCACCCGGCTGATAATGTGCCGAGCAGCATAAGCAGGACTTCCGAACCATTCAACGGCAACCCGCTGATTAAGACATACGCAATAATACCGAAATAGCCTAGCGTGACGCTGATCGCCAAAGCCCGTGGAATCCAGTCTTTGGCTTCTGTCTGCATCGCCCGCGCCGACTTGCGGTCGTCCACCGCAAGCGCTTCCAGATCAATATCAAGGCTCTTCATCTGGACACGGAAGTCGGCGTCAATCTTCTTGACCGTTGCAAGCTGTTCAGGTGATGCAGCGCGGAGCGCCGTTTGCAGATCATCCTCAGAGCCATCCTCGTTGCCGAGCAGTGCTTGGGATAGCGCCTTTGTTGCCATGCCCGCCAGTGGGCCGCCAAGGGCCGTAGCGATGCTAGGCGCGACTGAGCCAAGTAACCCCCCGAAATTTTTAAGAAGATCCATCGTCCTTACCTCCAGTAGATTTAGATCCCAACATAATACCCGACAGCGTGCCTGTCAGAAATGTTGCGATTGGGGCGATTAACTTGAAGAACTCTTGGTCGTTTGGCGCTTGCCCGTCAATCGGCTGCACAACAAATATCAGGCTGTACAGCACGGCAAACACCGTCCCCGTCAGCGTCAGGCAAAGGCTGATGCCGATGATGAACTGGAGAAGGGCGTGGAGTTCGTCTTCCTTAATCCTCATCGCGCTACGGCTCCGCATGGATTTTGTTTGAGAGTGTCTGCGGAACAGGTTCCAGAGGCGGTGCAGATGGGCGGGTTGCACTCCGGCGCGTCCCAGTTCTTAGGGTCTTGGCATGGGTAGCGATAGCGGTCTTCGCACCCTGACAGAACCAAAAATGCAACTGCCATCAGGTATCTCATTTGTGCGCAGTCAGGTAAACGAAGAGTGCAAGGCCGAGCGCCATGACAATGACGCCCAAGAACATCCACGCGCCTAAGATAAGTTCAGCTTGGCGTTCCTCGGCTTCCTTCTGCGCGGCGGCGGCCTGACGCACGGCCTCCTTACGCATTTCCGTCACTTCCTTCTGAATTGCAGTCCACGCTGGCCGTACGCCCCTACAAACAGGTTCTTGGTGTCGAGCTGCAACTGTTGCGCCTTGGCCCGCAAAGCGTACAATTTTATTGCTTCAGCTTCATATTCTGCTTGACTTTGGAAAAGTTTCTTCTTCCGATTTCCAGAAGTGAGTTGCGTGATTTGCGCTATTCTTGCGAACAAACTGCCAACGCGCTCTACAACGTCTATGGCTTCGTGGCCCGCATCCGTGGCCGACTTGATTCCATTATAGATGGCCGTTGCACCCGCCAGCAGCGTAAAAGGATCCATTTACTTATCCGCTTTGTTTTCAAGCCGTTCAAAGATTTGCCGGCAGATGTCTTTCAGTTCTTTGACGCCTTCTTGAAACTCATCTTTGCGAATGTAATTTGACGGTAGCACGACCTCAATCGTGTGTAGATCTTTCCGCAGTTCTTTCACCGCGCCCCAAAGCTCACGCGCCAACCAACCCATGCCTGCGAGGATAATAGCGCCGCCGAGATTGATGAGGGTCTGCGTGTCCATTATTGCGCCGCCAATGCGTTCTGGTTGGTGGTTTTTGGGGCAAGCATATTAGGAACCATGCCAATACCTGCCCCGGCTTGTGCAGCGCCAAACGTAGCTATGCCCCGCGCTAGTGCTTCTTTGAACCAATTTAATTTAAACTCGGCCGGTTCACGCATCGCGCGGAGTTGTTTTTCAAGACCATTGATAAACGCACGATCAACAAGCCCGCTTTCCAACATAGGCTCAGTTATTTGCTTAAGCGCATCTTCCCCAGAAAACGATTTAGGCGACCGTTCAGCAATGTTGGCGATATGTTGTGAGACTGCTTTGGCAAGAAGCGTACGGCCTTGTTCTGAGCCTTGAAGCGCGTCGGATACGTTTACCCAATCGCTCATCTTGTTGCTGCTCAAAAGCTGTGCAATGCGCATTTCAGGTGCGGCGTCGCCTACAATATCCGCTAACTTATTTTTGCCGCCAAGCCGTATGTTTTCAGCTTCTGCTAACTTATTTGCAAGCGCTGCATCCGACTGCTTCTCCATACCCTTAGCAGTGCCGGTAAGGCCTTTAGAAACATCGCCCGCTCTTTCAAGCTCGTCAACGTAATCAACTGCTTTTTGAAGCACAGGCTTAAGTTGCGGCGCGGACAGAAAATCCGAGTTCTTTTCCAACCAGGCGCGGGCTTCAACGCCCGTTTTGCCACTTAACTGTTTGGCAAGATAATTAGACGCCGTAGTAAGCACCAGATCAGGGTCTTGCGTAAGCGCCTGCAATTGTTCCACGCCAGTGCGGCTACCGAAAAATTTAGCCGGGATGTCTTTAGCATCGCCAACAAACATCTCAGGTGCTAATTTCTCGGTCTTAAGCACCGCCGCGCCTGCGCCACCCTTAAAATCAGCTAAAAGGCCCGACGCTAACTCGTACCCTTTTTGAAGGTCAGTATGCGCCGCGCCTGCGTAATTGCTTTGGAGCTTGCTTAAATACCCGTACCATTCTTTAGCGCGGGCCTGTCCAAGTGCTTTAAACCCTTCTTCGCCCTGACCAAACGCCGCATCGCCAAGTTTGCGTCGAATGGTGTCAATTGCGTTAAAAGACGGCTGCAACACTTGGTAATCTTGCCCGCCAATATTTTTAATGTTTGCGCCTCTGCGCGCTAACTGTTGCGCTGAATTAGCCGACACAGGTTTCATTACCGGCGAAAGCGCGTCGCGCATCTGACGAAATGCAGAAAGCGTAAGCTGTTCTGTTTCAGGTGCTACGCCTTGCGAGGCGGGGATTTTCTTTTCCAACAACACCGATTTTATTTTGCCGCTAAGTTGTTTGAAGAGCGGAAGATCCGATATAAATTCTTTGTTTTTTTCTTTTCCCGCTACAATTGCATCGCGTTCGGCTTTCATAGTTTGATAAGTTTCATCGCGGGCTAGCGTTTGCTCATCAAATCTTTTTAAGACCGCAGCGCGTTGCGTCCCGCCAATGTCGGTCAATTCTACATTAGGGTCGCCTACGCGGTTGACCGTGCTTCTTGCTCTAGCCAGCGTATCGTCAGCGGCAGATAACGCGCCTGTAGACTTAGCAAAATCAATTTTGTTTTGCTCATACGCAGCAGCTTCACGCGCCTGCGCCGCAACGTCTGCCTCCGACGCAATACGTTGCCCGCCTTTCTTAATCTCTTCAAACAACTCTTTTGCCGCAGGCTCACCGCCCTGCTTCATTGCCTTAACTGTGTCTTCGATAATTTTCCGTTCACCTTGGGACAAATTATCAAAGCTCATGCCAAGTTCTTGAGCTACAGATCTAGCCGCTTTATCAACGTCTATAGGCAACGCCGAAGTTGCCGCCGTAGCTATTTTTAGTATTTTACCAAACGTGGCGGGTGCGCCTATGTTTGTTACAAGGTCTGCGGCAAGCGCAACCGAAGGTTTAACCCCATAAATTTCAAGTTTTTGTTTTACAACATTACCTGTACCAGCGCCAACAAGCCCGGCTACCATAGCTGGAGCGCGTGCGATAAACGGCGCGCTAAGTTCTAATGATTTTCCCACAGGTCTTGCAAGGGGTATTAGTTGAAGTGCTTTTCCTGCGCCTTTAAGTATGTTGGGTAACGCAAACCCTGTAGCCGCGCCTGCGGTAATCGCGTCGCCGGTTTCCATAAGATCAACATTTTGCCGAACAGGTTCATCCGCAAAAACACTATAGCCCGCGTCTTTACGCGGCACGGCAAGGTTAGGCACTACCGGCGCAGCCAGCACAGGCGGTCGTTCCATATTGCCTGCGGGCGCGGTTTCGCCAAGCGCCGTGCCTCGCGGAGCCGCGCCGCCATCCAAGTTAGTAACTTGTTTGCTAAACTCTTTTGTGGCGCGTTGCGTAACTTCTTCAGGCGTAACATCGTCCGGCGTATTTTGATATATAATCGTAGACCCGTCAGCAAAAGTTACGGTAATGTTTCTAGGCATTTATCACCTATTTCCAATTAATTACAGTTGGAGCGGCGGCGGTTTCCTGTAAGTCTATTGTGTAATCGCCTATTGCGGTATCGCCTGATTTTACTTGCTTGGTAATAAGTGCGTTATGCGTTTTGATTTTATCTTTCATTTCTTCAATCCACACATCAACCACTCTAGCCAACGCATCTGGGTCGGTATCAATATTACCTAACGCTTCAGCAAGCGCGGCTTGTTGTCTTTCTGAAGGCTGTGAATCCATTTGTTTAAGCCTAGCAACAACGCCCTCAAACAACCGCGACCTAATCTCAACTGCGTTTGTTAACCCTTTTACATTTATGTTTGTTCCAAGTCTGTTGTTTAATGTGTTAGCCACATCAACCAACACACTCGCGCCACCACCTAGCATATCTTTAGTTCCAGGCATAAGTATAAGTTTTTTAACGGTTTCTAAGCTAGCTATGCTTCGCGGCGCGTTCTTTAACGCTTGATAATTTGCAAGAGTTATTTCGCCGCCTTTTTTTATGGTATTTTCAATACCTTTTTCGCCCGTGTTAACGGTAACTCCGGGTTTTACAGAAGGCATAAGCGTCTGACCATCTAAGGTAAGCGGCTCAACTACGCCAGTAATTTTGTTAACTTTTACTTTTCCTGACGCCGTGTCTTCAATCGTAAACCCTGGGTTCTTTTGTTCCCAATCAGCTTTAGCCGCAGCAGCAGTGTTAGTTGCCACTTCATTTGGCGTAAGTGTTTTAACAAAGTTTGTTAGTTTTTGTTTGAATGTTGGGCTATTTGGGTTCATGTCAACAAAGATTTTTTCGCCGCCTATATCTATTTCAGTAGGTAGTGGTGCAGTCCGTTTTTCATCCGTCGCCTTAGTTTCGGCTACGGTTTTAGCTGTAGTAGCTTGTGTTGATGCAAGATCAGCTTCTTTTTTCTTCGCATCAATATCAAGACCTGCAAGATCGTAACCGCTAACACCGCTAAGGCGTTTTGCTATCTGATCAACAGTCATGCCGCCGCCGCCGGCTTCTTTAGGCGCGGCCATCTTGCGGATAGCTTCTTTACGAGCTTCAGTTGGGCCGCCGGTCTTGATTGCAAGAGGGCCAAGGACAGGGTCAGCGTCTACAACATCAACGTAATGCAACAGCCCATCAATAGAAATAGCTTGGTCGAGCACAGGCTTAACATTAGCAAGCGCAGTGGCGTACGCTTTTGCGCTAGTTTCTAACACAGCAAGTTGCGCTTTTGCGTCGCCCTCCATCCCTTTTGCGCTTGCTTCGCGGCGTGCTTCAGGAAGTTTGAACAACTCTTCAGCCTTGCCCGTTTCGCCCATTTTAAGAAATTGAAGCGCAGTTTTAGTGTAGTCGTAGCTAGGCTCAACTGCTTTTCGGACAACGCCTGGCCCTGGTGCTATACCGGGGGTCATAAGTGCTGTTTGGCCGGGGTTAAACCCTTGCTCGTATACACCGGCAATCTTTTGCGCTCTCGCCCGTGCAGCCAAAGCATTACCTGCCGCTATCTTGCGATTTTCGGCTTCTCTCGCGCGATCCTCGGCAGCGTACTGCATCTGCAAAGCGTTAGCCTGCTGCGCCTGCTGCGAGTTGCGAAACTGCATCATCTGATTGGCAGAACCCATAATGTCGATAGCGCCAGGAACGTAAATCTCAGCCATCGTTAAACTCCTTAACCCAATTGGCGGCTAAACGGCATAGGAATGCCGTTGCTAGAATAATTGTTGTAAGGATTATAGCCAGAGCCATACATCTGGTTAGCGTTAAGGCCAGACACTATTGTCCCTGCTGCCCCGCCAAGCGCTCTATTCCAAGCATCTGCCGCGCCAGTGTAGCCAGAAGCGCGGGCGTTACCGGCGGCCACATTTAGATTACCTATGTTAGCCGCTGAAGTCATCATGGTGTTGCCTGCACCAGAAGCGTAGTTTGCCCCCGCTGAACCAAGCGTAGTTGCAACTGTTCCGCCCTGCCCTGCTTGCTTTTGCAACGGGTCAATTATGTTAGCGCGGTTTGTCTGGTAGCGGTTGTAAGCGTTCTGGTACTCTTGCGAGCCAAGTTCTTGGCCGAACGCTTGCGCGGCGCGAAGCGCGTTACCAGAAATCAAACCGCCTCTAGCCGCCGCAGTAGCGTCAAGACTTTTAAGCCCTTCTTTCATGCGAAAGTTGTAGCCAGGATCAGCGCGGAAATCATCCATACTAAACGATTTCATAAGCGAACCATAACCTTCAGCGTTTGGGTCGCCCCCCAAACCAAGAAGTGTTACCAAACGATTTTGCCCCGCAACGCCAGCTTCGTAAAACGGTTGTTGCCGTTTTACGCCTTCCTCGTACATTTGCTTTTCAAGCGCAAGCGCCTCTCTTGCAGATTCCGATTGCAGTTTAGCGGCCTTGTCCGCAGACTGCGATTGTGCTTTTGCCGCCTTGCTCGCCGCTGACGACGCCATCGCACCGCCGATAAGCGACGCGCCTGCACCAACTATAGCACCTACAATAAAAGCCATCTTAATGCTCCAGTTTCAGTTGGTCGGCGTAGGCAAGCTCCTGCTTGTTATTATCACCGCCCTGCAATTGGTCAACTGTTGATTCCGTAAGTTCTTCAACCAGCTTATCAAGATCCGTCTCGTTTGTCGCGTGGATGTTTGTCCAGACCGTATCCTCAAGCGCGTGGATGGCACGCTTTGTACCCGGCTGCGAGACGATGGTGACCGGCGCTACGAGATCCATAATGCCGTCCTCGGAGATAACATGGACGTGGCCTTGGGAGAGGATGCAAAAATGTGTCGTCTTATGAACAGCGCCAGTGAGGATCGTACCGGCGGGCATGAACATCTCGCGGGCGTACATCCCGTTGGCAAAGTAGTGCTTAATAGGCAAAAATGCAGGGGGCATCCCCTGCATCATGTCTTCGATCTGTTGAACTTGTTCTCTCATTCTGGCACAGGCTCAAGTTCTGGTTCAGGCGTTGGCTCAAGTTCTGGTTCAGGCGTTGGAACAGGCTCCTCAACAATAATCTTAACCTCGCCCGTCTGTACATTCACTTCAATTCTGTCCATGATTTTTACTCGTACAAGATGTTGATAGTGCCAGCGTCGAAGGTATCTGTGCCGTTAAATGTAGTAATGCGAACGCGATCTAACGTACCCGGAGATATGGCCTTACTTCCAGCACCAAGTTTGTTGTGTACTTGCCCAACAGCGGAAATCATGCCAAACCCAACCCATGTGTTTGATGTTAAATCTTGCAAATTTAATGCGTACCAGCCACTATGCGTTGCAGCCGCGACAAAACTACCTGTATCGCCCATCGCAAAGCCAATGGTAAAATTAGATGTACCCATAGTAGATGGGCCTAAAGACGACCCGTTGCACGCATACCCAGTAGTTTCAATACCGCCAGAATCACCAACTTGAATGATTATGGTACTTGTGCCGCTTGTACTAACACCAACAAACATCACCGTAATACGTTTTACATATGACGGGATGCTAGTGAAGTCGATGCTAGTGCCAGAGGTAGACGCTACAGCAGTAGCAGAGTTAATTCCCAATACCGCGCCTGAGTTAATCGTAACGCTTGCGCTGCCATCAATTGTTACGGTCATGCCCAAGCTCCTACGGAAATGTTAGCGCCGGACGCGCCGATTGGGTAGATCAGGAAGTAGCTGCCTGCAAGAGTTGAATACGGGCCAAC